CCTCTACTGTTTTTTTAGACTCTTCTGTGGGAAACTCTTGAGCTTCTATTATTTGCTCTTCTAACTTTGCTATAGAATTAGTTAATCCAATAACTCTATTTAAGGCATCATCCATACTAAAAACATTTTTATTTTTAGCTAACTTAGCTCTTGCATTTAATAAATCCACAACTCCTTCTTGATACCTCTCTTGGGCATCTCTATAAGCCTGCAACCCTACACCAGCGCCTTCTCCTATTGCCTGTCCAAGTGTAGGTTTATCTGATGCCATAATAGCTAATCCTGCCTGCGCTAAGGCTAAATATTTGTCTTGCTCTCTACTTTTTGCAAGATCTTTTTGCATGGCAACTAACTGCTCATCTAGTGTAGGTGGCTTGTCTTTAGGTGCTGGTGACACTGGTTTTTTTAGTTCAGGTTTTTTTTCAGAATCTAAATCTTCCTCACTTATCTGACTTACTCCTTCGCCCACTCCGCCTTCTTGATCTATAGCACTACGCTTTTCAGAATCTGTACTAGATACAGCTTCTTTTATAGTCTCAAGAAATGACTTAGGCTCAGTATAATCTATATCACTCTCTAACATAGCTCCTAATTCTATTTTTTCTTGATCGTCTAAATATTTTTTTAACTTCTCGCCCTCTATAGCTCTTAAAATATTTTTTTCTTTACCACCAAATTTTGATCCTTTTATATAATCATCATAAAACTCTGAAATAGCAGGACCCATTTTGTCTCTTCCAAATCTATATAAAGGTCCTATTGGGTCAATATATTCAGATCCCGGTATTTTTGTTGTAAATATTTTTTCTAGAAGACTTTTATCTTGATTTTTATCATCTTGAGTTGACGCCACCCCTGTAGATGTCATCATTTGAGTCAAAGGATTAGTTTTTATAGGCCTTCCATCAAATGTAACCATATTATTTTTTACACCAGACAAAGAATCCACTCCAGATAATAATTCATTTACCTTGCCTTCATCATCTTTAACTTTAGATGCAGCTATTGCTTTATCAACCATATTAGAGTCTATTGGGCCTTTATATCCTTCAAATCTAGTTATTGCTGGAATTAAATTTCTTTTAACATTGTCATCAGAAAAATCTATTTCATCATCTACATCAACCCCTAAACTATCCGCTAATACTTTTGCATATTGTTTATTATTTGGATTATCATCTGCTGCAGGCGAGTATTTTTCTACAAAATCTTTTAATGTTTTAACATTTGGATCTTTAGCATATTTATCAGCTGTTAGCGCTATGCCTCTTAATCCAAATTCAGGAGAAGCAAATGTTGCGTATCCACTGGCTATTCCAGTTGTTCCAAAATAAGGATCATTAGTTAATCTCATGTTTCCGGGATTTAAATTTCTATCTGCTATAGACAATCCTTGTTGCGCCCTTATAACACCACCCTCACGCATCATCATAGCAGGTGGTTTAGGAGCTGAAAGTGAACTTTCACTTTTAGGAGCCATAGCCTGAGCCATGCCCATTATACCAGATGCAGGGACACCTGCGCTAGCCACCGCTTCCTCGGCCACTGTTGAGGGGTCCGATGCTTGTGCTGCTTGATAATCAGACTTAACTCTTTGTCTTCTATTCATTTCAGACAATACAAGATATTGCGGCGCCGTTCCTGATGGCCTCCTCATTTCATTAACTAACTGCTCTTCTGAAAAGTTTTTTAAATCATCTTGTAATTGTAATATATTCATTATCTTGTTAACCCTCTATATAATCCAAGACCTGCTATACCTGTACCTAATGCTTCTTGGATAGGATTATACTGTTGAAATTTAACAGTCTCAGTTGATGGTTGCACAGGAACACCACGCAATATTGATGATAAGAATGTTAGGCTCTCTCTTGGGAAGTCTCTTTGTCTTACAAAGTCTTCATAAGCTAAATCTAATCCAGCTTGCTGTCTTGCTTGTTGATCTTTGCCAATTTTTTCTAACAATTCTGCTGATTGTATATCGCCTTTTCTGGCAAGATCACCTAACTGAGCTAATTGTGTAGACTGCTGTGTAAGGCTTTCACCAGCACTAATACCTAATCTTTCTGCTTGCTCTCTAGCTTGTCTATCTCTTTCAAACTGCTGCTGTGCAGATTCAAATGCCCTTTGTTGTCCTGTAGCCTGTATTTCACCTAATTGCCTAGATAAAGCCTCTCCAGCTAATGCATCCTGCACTGCAGATCTACTGCCACCAAAAGCTCCTGCTTGTACCGCCTGCGCACCTCTTCCAGCGGCAGCTCTTTGAGCGTCTAGAATGGCCTGTGCTTTCTGTACATCTACTACATTTTGCATATACGGTGACATATACTGCTGTGCTGCATCACTATCAAATTGTTGTGCTTGAAAACCTAAACCTTGTGCCGCTCTTCCCATACCAGCAGTAACACCTGATTGAGCAGTGGGCAATCCTGCAATACCTGCATCAGCTATATTCCTAACTCTTTCTCGTGATGTACCTAAATCTGCTGATTCATCCGCTAACCTTTGACCCTCAAATGGTGTGTAAGCTCTTTTACTTTCAGACTCAGCCCTTTGAATCATATCAACTGCATATGGTTCAAAGTATTTAGGTAAATTACTTTGTACTACAGTTTGTTCTGATGGTTGTGGTCTTGATCTACCTTTACCCATTGTCTATCTCCATACGATAAGCTATATACTCTGGTTTCCAATTATATCTTTTTAATACCTTTATCCACGCTTTCCTACCATAACCTTCTAAATGACTGCATCCACAGTCTTTTGCAAAGCTAGATAGTTTTTCCATAGCAATAGGTAACCACTCTGCCATTCTTTTACCACCAACCCAATCCATTGCCATGGCACTTCTGTTTGGATATTTTATTAATCTAGTTGTCAAAGCTGCTATTACCTTTTCTTCACCTTTATCATCTATAATTAACCAAAGATTATAAAAACCTTTTGTTAAATCTTCGTAAATATCATCTATATGATACTTACCTTTACTTGTCTCTACAGCCTTATTAAGCATATTCACTACATCAGGCCATACTATGTCTATTGCCTCACGAGGCACTGCTGTGCAAATCATGCAGGCAACATCATCTCATCAGGTATATCTGGTGGCTGTGTCTTCCCTCCAGTTCTTAATTCTCTAACTCTATCCATCATATTTTCTAACTTATCTGCTCCAGCATCTGATGATCCATTACCTAATCCGCTAACAACATCAGCAGGTACAACAAACTCGCCATCACTAAGTAATACATCTTGGTCACCTTCTAAAGATGCAGGTATCATATCATCCATGCCATCACCCATGCCTTTTACCATACCATCACCTTCACCAGTGTTTTCATCAAACTGACCAGACTGCACTTTGTCAACTAGATCTCTTAAAGCATCTTCACCAAACTTTGCTAAAAACTGACCTAGTATCACCTCTGGGTTCTCAGATGCGCCTTTAATAGCCTCTACAGCCGCACTGATAAGCTCTTTGTCATTCATTTCACCTTCACCTTCCATTTCGTTGCCTAAAGCTACTAGACCGCCTTCTTGGAAGTTTCTTTGAAATCCAAAATCAAACTCAGAATCTTTACCCGGCTCATAATCATCAGGCATTGCTCTTACATCGCCAGATATAGGCTTCCCTCTTGGTGCAACAAAGTCATCTTCTACTTTCTTCATAGGAGGAGGAGCGGCAAAGGATGCGCCTAAACCCGTACCAATAGCTGTTGGTGTTCCTAATTGACTAAGAAAAGATGGTGCTTGCGCACTCATAGAAGAGCTTAATGAGCTACTTAATGCTTGATTAGCTGCCATTTGATCCGCAAATGTTTTTGGTCCTGCAGCCATGGTTAAATCACTAGAAAATTTTGGAGTGGTTTTTGCAGCTAAATCAGCGCTTCCCATCTTTACAGCATCACTACCTGCTCCACCCATTTGTCCACCTATAGCTCCACCAAGGCCTCCTAAGAAAGCGGCTTCAAGGGCCTCATCTGTACCTCCACCTTGCAACAAAGAACCTATACCACTTCCTATGGCCCCTGCCATAAACGCAGGCATAATAGTTGTAGGTATTAATGCCTGTGCCGCCATTCCTAATATTGCTGGTAACATATTACGCTCCTAATGCTTTCATTCTGTTTATTAAACGCTCTGCTCTGTTAGGCACTTGTGTTCTCCATTTCGAGTCATACATCTGATTTGCGCTCTCAGTAAAGTCCATTATTGATATACTTGCTCTAAGTTTACTAAATTTACTTAGTCTTGTGTACCCCAAATTGTACATCATATTAGATAAAATTAATTGCGCCTCTTCTGGTAAGTCATCAAAGTTGCCAAATAAATTTTTACAATCTTTTATAGTTCCTTGTATATCACTGTCAAAACAACTATTTACACGCTCTTCACTTACAGGTGTACCAACGGGTTGGCCATGCTCTGGGTCAGTATCACGAACCAAATGACCAATCCCAAAAGTAGGCAAGTTGAGGTGATCCAAGTAAATTTCATGTACGTTTCCCTCGTCTGCCTCTATTTCCTGTCGCAATTTTTCTATGTCCATTTACTGACTCCCTTGCCCTTGTTTTAACACACATAACATGTTTGTAATAAAAATAATTACCTATTTTATTAAAAAATTTAGATAAACTTAACCAAAACCACATCATTTTTTATGTGCCTTTCGTATGCTTTCTTTGCCTTTTTTAAATATACTAGCAACTTTATTCTTTCCCATTACCTTTGCTCTTTGCTCACCAACTGTAAGGATTTGTATCTTTCTCGCAAAAGGTTTACTGACTCTTTTAACCTTTGCAACCGTAGCTCTTGCGTCTGCTTCTGTGGCAAATTTGATACCAACTGTGTCTTTTGGGTTCTCATCTGTGTATAATCTTCTACCAGAACCTTTTGGTTTTTTTCCTGTTCCAACTTTAGGGTCTCTTTTTTTAGCCATCTTTCTTCTTATCCTAAAAAGTCTGTCTGACATTATCTTTTCTTAACTGTCTGCTTTGCTCTTGCAAAGTTTTTCTTAGTAGGCGCTCCTTTAGAACCTGCTTTACGCATCTTTTCACCACTACCAGCTTTTATTCTTCTTCTCTTAGCTTGTATATTTCTATATAAACTCATTTTGTAAGACCTTTCTGCTTTTCATATGTCCTAAGTCCTCCGATGCCGAGCATGCCGCCAAGAACAGTTAAAAGTGTACCCATATCAAAATCCGGCAGCTCTGGTAGTTCTGCACCAGCAAAACTCGCACCAAATATAATTAAATCTTTTACGATAAAATGATAGGCAAAAGCAATCGCACAGACCCACCCAACTGCTGGGCGCCAGCCGCCCTTAAATATAGATCCACTTGCAGCCTCTGCTTTATTAATCTCTAACTGAGCAAGCAAAGCCTCCTGAGCATGTTTTTCGGACATGGTAGCTATCTCGTGAGCCAACTTAGCCTTTTGGTCTGCGTCAGGTATAAATTTATCCAACAGTCCTGTAACTGGTCCTATCAACGCCTGTAACATTAATATACCCTCACTTTCTTTTCATTAACCTGCGGTACAAGTTTGCATATACATTCATATATAACAGTTTGCCCTGTCTCATTGTTATACTGTTGCTCACTTAGATACTTAGTATAATGCGTACAATCATTAACAGATCTAAAATATATAGCTCCCTGTGCAACTCCATTAAGATAACATGCCAACATAAATGCTGTCATTACAAATCTACCTGTGGTGTTCTGTGTATTGCAAACTCTTGTATACTTGCAACTACATGTAATCTGTCAGCAGTAGCTGCTGTTGCTTTTAATATCTCTCCCTCTTGCAGTATTAAATCTCTAGTCAGTAATTCTGTAGATGTATTTGCATTTATTGTTTTAACATTAAATAAACTAAAAACATTGGCACCATTAGTAATGGTAATGGTTATTGTATCTGAGCTACCAGAGTCGTTAGATACTATTATACTGTTTACTACAGAAGCATTAAAATCTGCTGTAGTTGGTGCTGTATATAAAGTTGTAGCATCTGTTGATGTTAAATCTAACTTGGCATTTGTTAAGCCCTGAACATATTGTGGTATGCTTGTAACTAACATTATCTTCTTCCATCTTGCACAATATTTACTTGAGGCGATCCTAACTTAAACTTTGTACCTAACTCTGTTGCCTCAACTCGTAGTGCAAAAGTTCTGCCTCTAACTCTTACATCTAGTTTTTCTGTATAAACCTCTACAGGATTAGTGGCTGTTCTTTGCGAGGTATTGCTATCATCAGTTTGTGTAAATCCAGAACCTGAATGTGTCCTTGCTTTTATTGTAAAATCAACTTGTGGATTTATTGAAGTAGATCCTGCAAAATTAACATCTGGGACTATTCTGCTTATAGAAGAAAACCTATCTGCACCACCTAATGCCATTGGAGCAGATTCTACAAACGCTGTCATTGCGCTTCCATCATCATCAAATCCAGTTTCGTGATTAAAAAGATGTTGACTTCCTGTAGCTAACGGTAAAGCCCTTATGCCTCTATCTAGCCAAGCCTGTCTTGCAAGAGATCCAAAATACCATATATTTTCTAAATAATTATATATTACATACTTATCTATTTCTGTGCTATTTGCGCTAGGATAAAACCACCATATTTCACTGAACTCTGTATTAGCACCAACATGAACTTTATCACGCTCTGCAATGTTTAAATCTAAAAATACCTTATCTTTTACACTACATGGCAACTGTTGTGTTTGCCCTGAGTACATATAAAAAGTATCTACACCCATCCAATAAACATTGTCATCAACAGCTATTGCAGAAAACGGACTCATTATTGTTATGTTCTTTGATAATTCTTTTATACCAAAAGTAAATGGAGGACCTATAAATCTCATGGCATGGAGCGTTTTATTTGTATAAACTAATATTTGTTCTTTAGTTTCAACAGCTTGTACGAATGTAGATCCACCACCTAACCTAATATCTCCTGCTGTATTAGTTGTAGTAGGAAAGAAATCTAATGGATTTTCTTGTGATGAAAAACGTATCAATAATGGATCTTGCACACCATCACCCTGTGTTGCGGATGCGCTTGCGCCTAAACCATCACATCCAAAAACAATAACATGTCTATCTTGGTCAGACACTATTATTTGCTTTGCTATTGTTGGGACACTAGTTTTTGTGCCTGCTCTAGTAGAAAGCTCTACTGCTCTGTTTGATAAACCGTTTGTTTTATCCCAATAAAATAATCCACCATCTCTTGGATTAATTATTAGATCCTCTCCAAAATTATCATGTGACCATAATCTTATTTGCGCTCCCGGAACTGTAACAGAAGCTGCATTACCCCACCCAACAAAGTCATTAGCAGAATCTGCATTTCCAGTTGCCAATCTTACAAGCGTGTTATCTGCATGTGTTGCAGCATCTGTGCCACTTGCACCTCTTGTTGATGGACCACCGCCAGTTCCTAAGGTATTAGAACTTATTGTGCCGACTGTAATAAGCTCTTCATCTATCAGTATTAAATCACCAGCCGTAATACCTGTTGCACTGTCTACATCTATTGCGGTCTCACTTGCGTCTAGCGCCTCTGCTAACTGTGTTGCCAAAGCTCCAGAGGTTGTACCACTCCACTGACCAGCACCAAAACCAGTTCCTCCTACTGTTACATCTAATCCTACATTTATTTGATATGCACCCACAACACTACCACCACCATTGCCAGAGTCGGATGAATTTGCCGCTACACTCGATGTGATCGTGTAAGCATTAGAACTTATCAATGATGTTATTTGAAATTCTGCATTAAGAATTGTGGCAGTTATTGTGCCACCTAAACTAACAGCACCAGAAAATGTTACAAAGTCTTTCTCGTTTGCACCATGTGCTGGGTCAGTAACAGTTATTGTTGTTGATCCATTAGTCGCTGCAAAAGTTATGTCGCCTGCACCAGTTGTATTCCTAATAGGTGTAATATCATTAAAAGTTTGACCTTCTTCAATATAATATTTAAGATGTGTTCCAATACCTAAAAAGTCAGAGCCATCCAAAGCAACCCAGTTATGAAGTCTTCTAGCCGATCCTTCATATGTGTTTGTGCTAAATTTTTCCCAGCCACCTATTTTTTCTGGAGAACCTAATCTAAATCTTATCTTATCGCCATCAACAAAACCACCCTCATTACTATAAGGTGTAATATCAGACACAATACCAGACTTAAATGTTAATTTATTTAAAGGCATTAAAAAGCACTCACTGATTTAGTTCCAGTATAAGCAGTTTCATCGACACTGCCTGTACCATCATTTATGTCTTTCAAAGCAAAAGGCCTGCCACTACCATCGCTACCAGATATTGTGCCTGTTAAACTAAAAGAGCTATCTGTTGAATCTCTGTTTGCAGTGCTTGTAGAACCAGCAGATACTGTTGCACTAAAAGGATCACTGCCAGATAATACACATGATATTGCTAAATTGTTTGTAAATATAAATCTTCTACCTGCTGTTGGACCTGTAACACTTACGTTTCTAATTTGATTAAAAGCTCCACGACCACCTATAATTGCAACCACTGCTTTACCTGTGGCAGAGTCTATAAATATTTCAATATCAAAACTACCTGAATTGCCATTATTCACACCAACTAAAGCACCATTCCATTTCATAAAACGATATGTACTACCTGCATGAGAATGAATTGTATTTGTGCTTGGTCGTTTTGAAGTACCACCGTCAAATGTACTTGTGCCTCCAGTTCCGCCCGGTGAGGATGGACCAGAAATACGACCACTTATTCGTGTGCCATCTTCAACAAAAGCATGAGTAAAAGACATACCAAAATCAGATCTATCTACATTTGTAAGTCCTACACCTCCAAAATTAGTGGCAGTGCTTGTGTTATAATAAGTTTCATTTACAAGCATGCCAGTAGCACTACCAGTGTTTGGCTTTGTTACTGTTGTGTTTCCATCTCCAAAAGAAACACCACCACCAGAACCAAAACTATTACCCGGATCAGGTCTAACATCATTAATTAATAAAGTATCAAAAGTATGTGTGTCTGTTTGAACTGTAACTGTAGAGTTGTCAGCTTCGCTAATTGTAGTATTACTGCTTCCACTAGATGTAAATGTTTTCAGTGTAGACTGCACATCACCACTGCCTTTTAATTCTAATGTTGTACTAGAATTTGTTGTTAAAGGCGAACCAGATGAATTTGTTATGTTATTACCATTTGTATCAAGTATTATCTTTTTATGTGCAGAATTATTATCTAAA